ATATGGAGGGATATTGTATGAAGTTAGAAGAGTTGGTCAGTGAGGCGAATAAAAAGAAAGATAATGAAAAAGAATTAGAAAGATTAAAAAATGAATTAAAAGAGAAATATAATGAAGTATTATCTGTTGGAAAACTTATAAGCGAAAAAGAAGAAGTAAAATGGGAAGTATTAAAATCTCAATTTGAAAGTGAAATAGTAAATTTTTTTGAATCAGGTAATTTTATAGTAAACAAGGAAGGTAAAAAATATATAGCTAAATTGAATAATATAACTATAGAGTTATATTATGATGGGGAAGAAGAAATGATTATCTACCCAATTAAAATAGAACCTAATGGAATATATAATGCGATTCAAATTAGACCTTGTAATGATCATCGAGATATGCTTTGTTGGAAAAAGTTAATTAAACTAAATGGTAAGCATGTTTATAATGAAACCTTACAAAAAGAATTGGATATTTGTAATGATAAAATTGAGTTAATATCGCAAATCACAAAATTACAAGAAAATATAGAACATTTTAAAAATACAAATGATAATTATGAAAAAATTAAATATATTTATTCATTATATAAATGTAATGATATAGAATGTAATACGTTTAGAGAATTATTTGAGAAACATATTGGTTAAACTTAACTAGGTTGAAATATACCTAGTTTTTTTATTCCTAATAATAGGGAGGGGGATAAATATAGTATATTTTGATAATAAAGAATTTAAAGAAGATATAGAGTTTAAAGTTTATATTTTAAATAAATATCTTATAAGGCACTATAATAGAGAAGTTGCAGAAAAATTACTTAAAAAATTCAGTAAAGATTTAAATATACTTGCAAGAGCGTTAGGAGAAAAAGATATTGGATTTTTTTGTTTATATTTTATGAGTAATATATTCGTAGTTAAAGATAGTAATGAAGCTAGGCAACTCTCATCAACTCATTATGAAATGTGGGAGTTAGCAAATGATACTTTCATAAAAGATAAGCATGATAAATTAAATATAATATGTCCTAGAGGATTTGCTAAAACTACTATATTTGACTTAGCTATATCGGTATGGTTAATTTCTTATGGAAAATCAAAATTTACATTGATAGGGGCTAAGAAAGATGATGATGCAGTACAATTTGTTGACTCTATTAAGAAAGTTTTTAAAGAAAATGAATTAATAAAAAATACTTTTGGTGAGCTAATTAATAGTAAAAAATTTAAAGTTAATGCTAATGAAATAGAATTTACTAATGGGATGTATATTAGAGCTGTAGGCTCTGCTAGTTCAGTAAGAGGTGCTAACTTTAAAGGCGTGAGACCAAGTGTAGTAATAGCAGATGATTATCAAGATGAAAAGGATATTCTTACAGATGATGCAAGAACTAAAAAATATAATCGTTGGACTAAAGAAATAGAACAAGTTGGTGATAAGGCAGTATATAGAAATGGTGAAAAAATTAAAGCTGCAACAAAAATAATAGCTATAGGTACAGTTTTACATATAGATTGTTTGATGAGTAAATTAAGTAGAAATAAGGAATACAAAACAGTGTTAAAGAGAGCAATTATATTGAATGATGATAAAACTGTAGAAGATGTATTTGAATCAGATTTGTGGATTGAGTGCAAAAAGCTTTACTTTAATGATAAAGATGAAGACTCCAAAGAAACTGCAAGAGATTTCTATATAAAGAATAAAGAGAAAATGAGATTTTCAACTTTATGGGATGAAAAGTGGGATTGTTTTAATGATTTAGCTATTCCATTTTGGGAAAATAGAATTTCATTTATGTCAGAGTTAATGAATGATGCAACTTCGATAGGAGTAAAGTGGTTTAAGTCTGTAAGAGAAGAACATGAGGAGTTCTTTAAAGATATTAATTATTCCAAAACAATGCTTTGTATAGATCCAGCTTCAACAACTAATAAAAAAAGTGACTATACTGCAATGGTTGTAGGCTCTAATAATTCTAATAATTTTACTTACATAAGAGATATAGTAATGAAGAAACTAGAGTTTAACAGTTACTGTAAAAAGGTTGTAGAACTTTTAGAGACTTATGAGGATATACTTTATGTTTATATTGAAAAAAATACATATCAAGGGGCAGATGTTATAAAAATAAAAGAAATAATATCTAAAAATATTAAGTTAAGAAATAGAAGATTGATTTGGATAAATGAAATGCAAAGAAAGAATAAAGATGAAAAGATTTCAACTATTATAGATTCAGTAAACAATGGTCAAATAATATTTAATAAAGATTGTGAAGATAGTAAAGAAGCTATTCAGCAATTATTAGATTTCCAAGGACAAAGTTATAGCGTTCATGATGATTTTCCAGATATAGTTGCTGAATGTGCAAATAGATTGAAAGAAATAAAAACAATTAGTAAGATAACTCTATTAGATAGAAGTTGTCTTTTTTAATATTTAAATTAGGAGGTGAAATAAGTGTTATTCAATAAAGAAATAGCTGAAAAAATGTATGATAAATATAAAATTAATAGAAGTACATATCAAAAGATGTATAACTATAAAATAGGTAAAACTGATATTGTAAATGGGTACGTGCAAACAGATAGAAGTAATAGAGTGTTACAAGATAATTATATTAAAACTTTTATAGCAGAAGAAGTGAGTTTTATGGTAGGAATGCCTATAACTTATTCCAGTAAAAGTGGAAATAATCAAATGATAAAAGAGATAGATAATAATATTTATAATGAAATTCTAGACACTGAATTAGCTGATAATATGCTAACATTTAGTGAAGCATATGAATTATATTATATAGAAGGAGAAAATGAAGAAAGAAAATTTAAGATTGCAACATATACACCTTTGAATTCTATAGCTTATAAAAACTTAACTAATGAAGTTGAACTTTTTATGTATTTTTACTATAAAGATTTAGATGATAAATTATATATGGATATTATAGATGATGAATATATATATCATTTCGATGAAAATTTTAAAGAAGTAGAAAGTCCTACTCCTCATATTTTTAAGAAATGTCCTGTTGGAATAGCTCCATTACCTAATGGTATTAGTGATACCTTGTATCATAATATTAAGAGCTTACAAGATAATTACGAACTTTTAATGAGTGACTGGAGTAATGAAATAGGAGATACTAGATTAGCTTATTTAAAAATTATAGGTGCTACCATAGATGAAGATAGTGCAAAAGAAATGAAGCGAATGGGAATAGTACAAGTTCCAGAAAAAGGTGATATAGGATTTTTAACTAAAAACATATCAAGTGATTTTTATAATACATATAGAAATATTATTAAGGAAGATATATATAGAGTTGCCCAACATATCGACAATCAAACGCAAATACAAAGTAATACTTCTGGGACTATGTTAGCTACGAGGATGAATTGTTTAAGAATAAAAATAACAACTCAAAACCAATGTTTAATAAACTGCATTAGAAGTAGATTAAAGTTTTTATTTAAATATCTTAATATTGCAAATGGTGTTAATTATAATTATAAGGATGTTATAATAATGCCACAATTAAATCTACCTTCAAACGATGTAGAGACTGCACAAATCATAAGTCAATTAAATGGTAAATTATCCGTTCAAACTGGATTAGAGAGATTATCTAACGTAACAAATGGTAGAGAAGAATTGATAAAGAAGCTTGAGGAAGATGTCTTAATAGCTAAATATCAAAAGAAAGTTAATGATATATTAAATGGTGATGATGGAATTAACTTAGATAAATTAGATGGTGAAGATAATGAAAATATCTAAGGAACAACAATTTTATATTGAGGTAACCGAGAATATTAATAAAGAACTCTATAATTTGTCTGATAAAGAAATTAACAAAATTCTAAAGATACATAAAAACAATAGAGATACTATTTTAAATGAGATAGGAAGAATAATACTATCTTATAATGTAAAAGAGGATAGTCTTAGTATTGCATCAAATGAACAAATTAAGTTGAATAAAGAGTTAAAAGATAAGATAAACAAATTATTTAAAAGTGAAACTGAAGAAGAGATTAATAAGGTTACTAATATATTAGAAAAAGTTACCTTAGATAAATATTATTCTAACTCATATTTAATGGGCTTAGGATTAGATTTTACTTTAAAAAAAGTATCAGATAATCAACTTAATAGCATTATAATGAATACTATTGATGGAAAAGTCTTTAGTGATAGAATTTGGGATAATAAAAATAAAGTAGCAAAAACTTTAAAGTTAGAAGTTAAAAAGTTTTTAAATGGTGAAATAAATTTAAATAAAATAGAGAAGATTATAAAAGATAAATATAACTCAAATGCAAATAATACAAAGAGATTAGTTAGAACAGAGACAGCAAGAGTTATGGAACAAGCTAATGAAGTATTTGCAGAAGAGTGTAATATTGAATATCAATTATTTTCAGCTACATTAGATAATTTAACAAGTCAAATTTGTGAAAATTACGATGGGAAAGTATTTAAATTTAATGATCCAGATAAACCAATTTGTCCATTACATCCAAACTGTCGCAGTACATTAATAAGTTTACCATCTAAAGAGTATAGACCAAAGACAAGATTAAATAATATTACAAAAGAAAGAGTAGATTATAATACATATCAAGAATGGAAAGACAAGCAAGACCTATAAGGTCTATTTTTTATGTGAAATTTTAATACTTTCTAGTGTACTACCTAGAAAGGTGAAAGGAGATAAATAATGAAAAAAAGTGAATTATTAAAGTTAATAGAAAGTTTAGAGGATGAAGCAGAAGTGCTTGATGCTTTAAAAGAACATGAAGAAATAAAGTCTTTAGCTAAGGACTTTGATGTTAATAAGATAGCATTAGAAGACTTTACAAAACTCTTGCAAGAGAATAAAGAAATAAAAGGATATTGGACGAGCGAAAAAGATAGAGCAGTATCTAAAGGTGTAAATACTTTTAAAGAAAATAATCTTCAGAAATTAATTGATGAAGCTATAAAAGCTAAGAGTAATGAAGGAAAAACTCAAGAACAAATAGCATTGGAGGAAATCCAAGCTAAGTATGAAGCTATGGAAAAACAAATGAAAATAAAAGAATTAGAATCTAAGTATAAAGATACTTTAGTAGAAAAGGGATTAGATACAAGATTAATGAAGTTTATCATAGCAGAAAATGAGGAGGATATTACTAAAAATATAGATTTCTTTAATGAAATAATAGCTAGTAATACTAATTTAAAGGTCAATGAAAGGTTAAACGAGTCAAGTTTTAAGCCTAAAAATAATAAAGATTTAAATAATTATAAGGTTATGACTAAAGAAGAATTGTTAAAGAAAGATTATAAATTTATACAGGAATTTGCGAATGAAAATCCTGATGAATATAAAACTATAATGAACAACTAAGAAAAGAGTGAAATGATATATCTCTTGTATAGTTGTTCTTTTATTATGTCTTTTATATGGCTGAATTAGACATTAAAGAATAAGCCTACTATAAAAAGAAAAAGGAGTGTTTTACATATGGCACAAACAAAATTAGCAAACTTAATTAATCCACAGGTGATGGCAGATATTATAGATGCAAAAATATCAAAGAAAATAGTTGTTACACCTTTTGCAAAAATTGATACAACTTTAGAAGGCGTTGCAGGAAATACTATTTCTGTACCAACATATGCTTATATAGGAGATGCAGAAGATGTAGCAGAAGGAGTTGCTTGTGGAACTACAACATTAACAGCTACTACAACTACTGCAACAGTTAAAAAAGCAATGAAGGCAATAGAATTGACAGATGAAGCAGTTTTAAGTGGATATGGAGACCCAATAGGTCAGGCGACTTCTCAATTAGCTAAATCTATAGCTAGTAAGGTAGACAATGATTGTATGCAGCACTATTA